ACTGGGGCAACAGTGACGGCGGCACTACGGCTCCGCATGTGTCTCCTAAGTTCATGCTTGGCTCCTCAGTCTACAACCTCAATCTCACGTGCCTGGGCCTCGCCGGCCAAGTGGAATTGGTACTCGTCGCCCCTCGTGTCATCCAACGCGGAGGCAGCGTTACGGTCAACAATCTGTTGCCGACATCCCTCACCTCTTTCGTTCAGACGGCAAAGCTCTCAGAGCTCCAAAATATAGTATCAAGCCGTTATTACAAGATGAAGGTAATTCGGTCACACTACTTCTCTAACTTTCAGGTTCAAGGCCTACCGGATGGTGCCCCTGATACCGAGCATGCAAAAGCGGCTCTCTTTCAGACATACGCCCAGCATAATTGGCGTGTTAAGATCAAGAGCAATAGTACCATCGAAGTTGCCAGCGTCGCTGCGTCTGGCTCCATCTACGACTATGAACGTATCGCCCTCAACAAGCAATCTTTCTTAATGATTCGCACATCCGTTAGTCTCAAAGAACTCCAAGCACAATGGGCTCAAGGTCCTGGTGTTCCCGGTCTCGATCCGTTCCAACGTATCTCAGTAGAGATGCAAAGACTCTGTAGTTTTCGTGACGAGACGGGCAGTTCAACCTAATCTCTCTTTGTTTGTGGAAAGAGTATTCGAAAGAATAGGCGCTATCACGGGCGCGAAGCTTGCTTCGCGCCCGTATAACGCCGTATATTTTGAATTGACATTTGTGCAATTCAAAAATCATCTAGACATTATATGCGTCGCAGACTCCTGTCGTGGCGTAGCCACCTGCCCAAGATATTTCATTACGAAAAAAAAGTGAATCAGATTTTTTTTGATTCTCAAGAAAAAAAACACACATGGCTCCTCTAATCTTCGACGGTCAGAAAATTGGTTTCGACGTGACGTCCCCATGTTCACAATACACACACGACGAACTCATCAAAAAATTAAAAGGTTGGTTTAAAAAATGGGTCTTTCAAAAAGAAGCCTATCAGTCAGGCGATGAACACTGGCAAGTGCGTGGATGGTTGATCCATAAAACCACCGCGAAGCGCCTTCACCACGAGGTGATGCCCAACTTTAAGGGACACTGGTCTCTTACGTCTTCTACCGTCCACCTCGGCCCCAAGGCATTCAACTACGTTATGAAGGAAGACAGCCGCATCGACGGCCCTTGGAAAGATTCCGATATCATACCCGACCGACCCCCCATGACATGGCAACTTGAACAGTTCATGGAGTACGACCTCTGGCCGTATCAAAAATACATATTCGACAACACTCAAATTGACGACATGCGTACAATTAACATACTACACGACCCTCGCGGCCATTGCGGCAAGTCGTTGTTTTGCGAATACTTAGAATACCAGGGGGTGGCTTTTGAGTGCCCCCCGCTCCGATCCATGGATGACCTCATGGAATTTCTACACGGATTTCCCCCCCAGAAGTGTTACATCATCGATATGCCCCGTTCAATGAAGAAGGATAAGCTTGGCGACTTCTATGCGGGTATTGAAGTACTCAAAAACGGAGTTCTTTGGGATAAACGCTATGCAGGGAAGAAGAAACGGTTTGGGCGTCCCAACATATACGTTTTCTGCAACGTGTTGCCTGACCTGACAATGCTATCTTCTGGTCGATGGATAATTTGGATCATTAACTACAATGATATGACTATGGATAAAATGGAGATCAATATTCCTTGATCTTAGAAATCTTTCAAATCTTAGAAAGCTTAATAAAAAGAAAAGCACTCTGTATTGTAACAGGCCGAACGGCCGCCAGAGTGCAACCGACGAAGTCGGGATTCGCGTAGCGAAAATTAAAATATTTTTGTATATATTAAAACCAAACCATGGCATATGGATATCGCCGAAAATCCATGCGCAAAAAGTCTACTAAGCTTGCTCCTACTGGTAGGACTGCAGCTACTCGGGGCTTACCTCGCGTTAAGAAAGCGCGAAAACCGCGTCAAACTAAAGCAGCAGCTAACCAGAATGCTCTCGCGAAGGTCGTTAAGGTCGTTGCCCGAATGCAAACGAAGCAGTACGGAAATCTCCAGCTCCAGAAGCACATCTACGTGAATCGGACCGATGGCCCTGTCCATCCTGCCAATTCCACCGCCAATCAACGTCTGTGCGCGGAGCAGCCCATCTGCTGGATGATACAGAACATTTCGACCAATGCAAATGTCTACCAGCTGATCAACGACAATACCGTCTCACCGCAAACATACACTGTTTCGCCCTGTGGTCGGTGGGAACAACAGGTGTTTTCCCCTTCTATCCTGGGCTCTCCTGCCCTTCAGGATCGATTCAACTACACAATTGGACTGGGGCAACAGTGACGGCGGCACTACGGCTCCGCATGTGTCTCCTAAGTTC